ATAGGCCATAAATCCACCCGGATTAATAAACGCTGCTCTAATAGCTCTTGAAATATCTAAGTTTTTATAATTACTCTTGGCAGTAACTGTGAGTGTTACGTATATGGGTGTATACGTAGGGTATTGAGTAGTAATGCTTGTGCCAATTTGGATCTTATCGGCTAAGTAAGACACTACATTTGTGGCT